CATAGGCTGGCCCCTAAACGTATTGCCTTGTAACAATCCGCTTTGCGTAGATGGAAAACGACGAGTCTGTAATAAATTGCCTAAATAATTCACTAGAATTGTCCTATCAAACCACCAAGAAGACCAGCATAGGCTTTTTCTTGCCAGCCAGCTTTGTCGCCCAAAGCTCCAGCAAGAGACGCAGCACCACCAAGGAACTGTTGACCCGCGCTTGGCTCATAGTAAGGCGTAACCTGAGTTGTCGTACCGCCCATTGGGAAGCCAGCAACTAGATTCTGATATTGCTGTAACTGCTGCTGCGGAGAGAGCTGCTCATACTGATAACGCCGCATTGCTTCATCAATACCCATTTGACCCATTTGCTGACGCTGTGCGCCGACTTGACCAAGCTGACCAATGTCATAATAATCTTGGGCAGCCATTGATGGAGCTAACTGTGCAGCTTGCATAGCCTGCTGGCGCTGCGTTGCATAGTCACGATAGGCTAGGTCAGCAGCTACGTTGCCAAGAGTTTCAGTCATGGCGCGTGTGCCTGCGGCTGAACCTGTGCGACCACGTTGAGCCAAAGCACTTTCCATACGTTGCTGTACAGGGTCTAGGGCGCGGTTAATCGCGCCAGTTAATAAGCCAGACTGTGCAGGTGGAATGTACTCTCCTTGAGCGCCAGTAGAACCTAAGAAAGAACCCAATGTTGTTTGAGCCTGTTGTGTAAGCGGGCTACCAGCCAGAGCGCGTTGCTCTTGCATACGCATTGCCTGCTCTTGCTGCGGTGTGAACCCAGCATAAGTCTGACCTTGGTAAAACTGCGGCGCACCTTGCTGATACTGACGCAGAGCTTCCGACATACCGTACTGTAAAAACGGCTGTGCAAACTCGCTAGGCGCTTGGGTGCTGGTGGTTTCTGTTGTATTAACTGCCATATCTATACCTCTGGCTTTAATTTACACGCTTACATATGGTTTGTAAACGCTATCCTAAAATAACATATCTGTATGTTTTATCTGTTTCATTATTAGGCAAATGGTTAATCGTTGCCTGACCTTTTGCTTTGTCTGTCACATATAATTCAAAGGCTGTTCCGCTGCCCTGAGACGGTGCAATCATGCTTACTTCAACGGCAACTGATGGTATTGATGGCATTGAAAATGGCGAGGTAATCGCATTGTACGCCTCAAGATAGACATCAGCGTGTTCTGCCGCCCCAACAATTTCAACGTAATCTCCAGCCGACAAATCAAGTGGGTGGTATACTGTAACAGGCATATATCCATCAATGCTGCCGTGATGCTCAACAACAGCGAATTTAGTGGCACTGTGCGGCAAGTCTGTGCCGTTTACACGCAGCCACATATACCCATTTCTAATTTGCGAGTCTTGGTTCACAAAAAGTGCTGACGCTTGGATGTTGTATAACCCAGCATATTCAACCGTTATTTGATTAGAGGATAGAGACATACCATAGGAATACTCTTCCTGCGTAATTGTAAGGACCTTTGGCGTATTAGCTGCAAAGGTTATGTCTGCGTCTTGTTCAAAAACTCCGTACGGATATTTGTTCGACGCAGCAGCAGACAGTGTAATAGGCTCAAATAAAATAACCGAATCTGGCCCAATGCGAATATCTTCAAGCAAGGTAGTTGTAGCTCCAGATGCTGCAAGCGTAACAGTACCAGTTGAGTTGATTTTACCCTCAACCAAATTGTTGACGACCTCCGCTACCTCACGAGGTGTGCCACCCATGTTTTGAAGTCTGCGGTACTGATTAGCCATTATCGACGACCCATAACTCCAGCATCAACATCAACGCCCTGCGCCTTCTTCCATTCGCCAGTTAGGTTTAGTCGCACCCTGTGATAACGTCCATTGGAACGCACTGGGCAAAAGTTATCAGCGTTAAGAGAAGATGCGGAGCCGTATGTGTAGGTGTCAATTTGACGATTGCGAGAGGCAACTTGAGCCGTCACAGAACCAGATGATGCACTTTCTCTCAGGGTAACATAAGGGACAATATTGTTTATTGTAGAGTGAAAACCAGTCTTAACTTCAAACTCACCAGTTTCAACTGTGCCATTCAATATGTCTCCCGTGAACGCTTGAATTTTGTTGTCCTTTGAGGCCGCAAACAAAAACTCGCCACTTCGATATATAGGGCCATCCAAAGAAGCAGGAAGAACATCAATAGAGCCAAAAGCAGCGTCAAGAGCTTCAAGAGTGTAGCCAGCAGTATAAACAGGAGCAACAATATCGACGGCAATCGACGCAGTAGACCACTTGCCAAGCGCGTAGTTGTAGATAATAAGTTTATCAGGTAGGCCATTTGTGGAAGATTTACTCGCATAAGACCAAACAATAATTTGACGCAATGGGTCAGCAGAAGCACTCATATTTCCTGCATACGCGCCATCCCAATCCTCAAGGAAAAAACGGTCAACTTTCTCCGCTCCAATAGGATTAGACTTCTCTCCATCAAACATATAAAAGCCATCGTCCGCAAGATAAAATACACTGTGACCTACATTGCAAACACTACCCGCAACCTTACAGCCACGCACTGTCTCTACCTTGTCAAACTGAAATATAAGTGGCGCACCGATATAGGTGCCTCTTACAATTCCCTTTTCCATCAGTATGGTGGCGTATTCTCCGCCGACCATACCCGTAACATCCCCCATGTCTTGTATGTCTTGGTAGTCAGCTTGTGTTGAGGAGGAAATAACCCAATTTGTTGCATCGTTAATATCTGACCACTGAACGCGATATGGCTTGTTACCATCTGTTGTGTCGTTGGTGAAGCCAGTCATCACAAAGTCGCGCACCACAGAAATGTACTTAGCTTTAGGTGCGTCAGCGGAAAGGTCGGAAAACAAACCAGATGCAGCGGCTGTAATGGTTTGAATGGGGTCAGCAAAGTTTGTGCTAATTACAGCCTCACCAAACTGCACAAAGCGGGGGCGGTCGTTTGCGCCAGTGCTGTAGTTGCCAGACTTGCTAATGTTTTCAAGTAAACCATTGCTACCGTTAAACTGATAAATTTTTGTGCGGCCAGCGGCGTACAGCCCTACATTCCCGTTGTCATCGGCGGCTGCAAACATACCAACAATCACCTCATCAGCGGCGGCACTAATTGGGGAAATATCCTGCATACTCTCGTAACCCGTAGCGGCGGGAATTACGTTATTTGCTACGGTTGCGCCAGAGCTACCAAACGCAGGCTGGTCGGGTAAAAAATCCCCAAATCTAATCATTGCCAATTCCAACTTTCATTTTCATCAGACACTATTGTCCAAGTTTCACCTTCACCTATTACCTCAGACCATACCTCACCTTCGTCTGAAATAACACCCCACAATCCCCCAAGCCTCTCGGCCTCAACAGTACTCGTAACAACAGGTGCCATGGAAATGTTGCTTGCAAAGATTTCAAAATTACCTTTTGCATCTGGAATAATTGCGAACACCTCAAGGTCAGCAGAACCAAAAAAGACAGTTCCGCCACGGGCGACGATTGATGCAAGCGCAGAAAGCGAGCTTGCACCTAGCACTAATGTTCCACCAGCAGCAGAAGCTGACGATAAAACGCTTAGACTGCTTGCGCCAGTGACAAGACGAATACCGCTAGATGTAGTTGTAACTGAAGTTGAGGTGGCAGCACTGGCAATCTTAACAGTTAATCCAGCCGCAGATACAGATGATGATGTAGCAGGGGACGACTCCCCCTCACGCAAAGCAGCGGTGAGCCATATAGAATTGTCTAGGGAATACGGTAAACCATCTAAAGTTCCCCAGTTATCTAGCTGCTCAAGTGTTGGCCCTACAATGTCAGCCATAGTTAAGCTGCCGTAATGTCAACGCCTGAAGCTGCTACCTTAAAGATGTCGCCATTGCTGATTGTTTTTGACGTTGTTAGCTCTGCATGAAAAAGCAGGTTTCCCGACGAAGAGGCATCATAAATACCTATATGAGTAATTGTTCCCCAATCGCCACCAGATGCGGCAGGAAACTCAACTGCGCTACTGTTGGATGCAGTGCCAGATGAGGACGCGTCAAAAGCCATCGCCTGACGCGCATAATTATTTCCACTTATTTCGCCACCAGAAAGGCCAGCATCAGTGGGGTCAGATGTGTGTAGTCCAATGTAAACAGCGGCGGGAGCAGAAGTGCTTGCCGTGCCTAAAAAATGGTCGAGAAATTTATTCTCTAGGTAATCGCTCATTGCGCTCATAATTATACTCCGTAGTAGTCAGATTTCATAAAGAGAGCAGAACCAGCGTGTTTGCCTTCGTCTTCCTCTCTTCGTATTTCAGCAATAGCCCGTGTAAACAGCTGCTCATACAGACTGGTCTTTTGGTCGTCCATCAAATATACACCAGCGGCGGCCAAAGAGCCATAAAGATAAGCATCGGGATGACGTGTTAAAATCGTGTTGGTAGTGTTTGAATCTGACAGTGTGTCTGAGCCTTCACCGTACACAATTTCGGCAACGTAGTCTGCGTCTGGTGTCGGTGCAAATTTAATCTCTGCTCCAATAACCGTGTAAGCGCGAGGCTTGCCACTAGCATTAGAAGAATACATTTCATCCAAACGCACAGGCGTATAATACTCTAGGACTTCCGTAGGGGTCGTATTTAGCTTTACAAGGCGCACAGAGCGCAAGTCTGTAGGCAGGGACACATAAGCATCGCCACCAGAGACAGTTGCCGTAGAGCGCTTCTCTTGAGAGCGAGTGCTAAGTTCACGACCCATGCGAGCCTCTGCAAGAGAAATAAATTCTGGGATTCGGTCAGTCAAATCATCACGAGCAAGAAAATTTGCAATAGCAGTTTTCAGTTCGCTGTAAGTTCCTATTGCCATTATACGCTTCCGCCACTTGTTCTAAAGACTCTGTTATCGTAATCATTGAGCCATTTTTTCCAGCCCTTTGGATTGTTCCGTGGCTCTCCAAGCTCTAGGAGTAGCTTATGATACAATGCCGTTGGAATTTCCGCAACCTTCTGTTGGTGTCTTTGCGTATTCCCAATCAAACTATCTTTACGATATTCGTTTTGCTCTTCCCTGTTCTTTTTAATTAGATTGTCGATATTTTGTTTAGTCTCGAAAACCATATTCCCATCGTCTTCGATATGCGCCCAAGTTTCCTTGCCAGCATTTTTATCAGTTGAAACCAATCGTTTCTTCATAACATCTCCTCATAAGTAAAAGGGGTGGCATCGCCCATTGATGCCACCCCCAAACTTGTTGACCTTATGACAGGTCGTATACAGCGCCGTGAGCTTTAGGAGCAGATACTTTAAGTGTCCACTCAGTCACGATTTGGAATTTCTCGCTGTCGCCAGTTTTCGCAAGTTCGCTTACAGCGAAGTTACGGCTTGGCAGTGTGCAGATTGAAGCATAGTCGCTATCAAGCAGGTACACACGGTCATCAGATGCAAAGCGGTCGATGACAACGTCCAACTGACCAAAGTCAGACAGGTACAATGAAACTGAACCAACGATGGCTGCTTCACGTGGAGCAGTGTAGTTGATTTGGTTTGTTGCAACTGAGCCTGAGTTCAAGTCGCTGAAAGCAACTTTCTTGGCAGGAGAAACAACCAGCATATTAGGCTGACCACCATCGGTGTAAGCAGCTTGCATAGCATTGTCGATTTGAGCCAGAGTCAGGGCGCGGTTAGTACCAGTCATATCTGGAACATCAGAACCATCACCAGTAGCAGCAGAGGTGCCAGAGGCATCGTCTACGTTGGTAATCCAAGCTGACAGTGCGCCAGCTTTACGTGGGTCTGAACCACTACGTGCTGTGTCAGCATGAAGTGATTTTTCGATGTCACGACGAAGCTCCAAACCTTTCAGAACTTTCTGATAGGCAGTTTCTTTGTCACGACCAGCTTTATCAACTGAATCCAAAGTGCCAGAAATCTGAGCATCTTTGACAGAGATTTGCATATAGTTGCCCAAGCGAGTTGTAGCGGTTGGTGCAGCCAAAGCAGCGTCAGCACCTTCGTTTACGTGGTTGGTAGCTGAAGCAGCAGCCAACTCTTGAACTTGCCATTCGACGAATACACCATTGCCTGTCTCTTTTTTCAGAGCAGAAAATACTGGGGTTTCATCTGGGTCAATGCGAGTGATTACATCACTCAAGTCTTCGCGTTCGCCAACGGCGGTAGTAGTAGTATAAGTAGCCATTTTAAGACCTCATTCTTTGTAAGAGTAAATCAACAGCAGCATCTTTGCTGCCAGTTTTATTTAGGCGTTCTAGTGCCTGTTTACCGCGATTAGCATTAGCTTGCTTCTTGGTAGTGGGAGTGCCAGCCTTAACTGTCTTCGGTGCTTTTGTTACCTTTTTTTGAGCTGCTGGCTTTTTAGACATTAGCTCGTCATAAAGGTAGGCTTTTCGAAGCGCTTCAATAGCTCGTGAGTCACTTGCTGTTGCCAGTTCCTGCTCTGTGTAACCAAGACGCTGTGCGTATGTAATTACATTTTGCTTTTCTCTGGTTGCGATTTCTTCGTCTTGCCATTCAGGAATACGCTGAAGCAACTGTTGTTGTTGCTCCGCAAGATATTGTTGATGCTGTTGCGCCAACTGTGTTTGCTGCTCTTGCTCAATACGAGCGCGTTCAGCCTGCACTTTAACCAAACCTTCTTTGCGGTCACGATAAGCGTCTCGCTGTTTCGCCCACTCAAGAGGGTCTTCCTGATAGAGATTGTCCCAATATTCTTTGGGTTGCTCTTGCACCGAGTTAAGCTGGGTCTCAATAGCCTGTAAAGCTCGCCCATACTTTTCGCGCTGTTCCGCTAAAGCCTGCATTTCTGCTTCAGAGTTCTTGCGAATCTCCGCAGCTTCTTGCATACGCTTTTGCGCTGCCTGTTCCAACTGGTAGGACTTGACAAGCTCGTCGGCCTTAACTTGCTTCTCTTCGCCATCAACCTTCACAGTGTAATAAGTATCTTCGTCTTCTACTTCCTCAATCTCGGAAACATCAACGTCATACTCTTCATCATCATCATCTTCGTCATCAGATTCGGGTAGCTCTTCAGCGTCCTCTTCATCATACTCATCTTCAGATGTCGCTTCAGTTTCTTCAGTCTCATCAACTTCTTCAACTTCAGCATTAGGCTCTAGAACTTCATCGCTTGCCTCTTCGGGGGCGTTCATGTTCAAGAGTTCGTCAATCGCTTGACTTTTCGTTAGGGACTCACCTGCACCCAGTAGGGTAGTAGTTTCGTCAGCCATGTCTTATCTCCTCTTAGGATTTCTCTGGAGGTTAATCTCCAGCTTCGCTAAGTTGCCTGTCTCGACAACTTCCGTCAAATGGCCTCGCACCACCATTAGTGCTTGGTACATTTGAAAGAGCGTTTCTCGACCTTCTACAGTCGAGGAATCTTTCCAATCGTTGACGTACTTCTCCTCAAGCGCATCAAACGTCTCAGCAATTAAAGGGTCGCGCAATAATGCAGCAGCGCGTTCTCCTCTGGCTTGCTCGGCCATTAACTTCCCTTCACTCATAACAGTCTCCTATACTGTTGCAAAAATACCACACAATGTTTTTTGTGCAAGAGGTATTATGATGGACGTTATAACAAATGTTATAATCCACTTAGATTAAAGCTACAGAC